TATGTCACGCCTGCCACGGACCGCGCTTTTCCTCTGCCTCGCGGCTTTGTCCGCGTGCACGACGCCGCCGCCACGGGTCTCCTGCCCGGCCCTGCCCGAGATACTGATGCGCAGGCCTCCGACGTTGCAGCCTCTCGTGCCGCCGACGTCATCGCCGCAAACTACGGCACCTGTCTTGAAATCCGCGAGCAATTGAACGCGGTGCTGGATCGGCTTGAAGCGACCACCACCAGCATGTCGACGCCATGAATAAGCCGGAGCGCTTCCGTGTCGCGTTGCTCGCCGCAATGCCGGATCTCGCCAACGATCCGCAGCGGCTGTCGATCTTTGTCGAGAAGGGCAAGCTGGTTGCCAACGGCACCGAAAGCATGGACTGGCAATACAGCTATCAGCTCACCGCGATCCTGCAGGACTTTGCGGGCGATATGGACGCCTTGGCCAAGGTGATGATCGCATGGGTGGCGGTAGAGCAGCCCGACATGCTGAAGAACCCGATGCAAGCGGAGCGCGGCATTCGTTTCGAGTGCGAGCTTATGACGTCGGAGCTGGCCGACATCGTCATCGAAATCGATCTGACCGAAGCGGTCTATGCAGGTAACGAAGGCTCCTTCGAGCATACCCCAGAACCGCCGGCCGACCCGACGAGCGCATGGCTGTGGCCGACGAACTGACGCAACTGGAGCTATGGGCCGCGCCACTGCTGGCCAAACTCGCGCCGACACAACGGCGACAGCTCGCACGCGCGATTGCACTGGATCTTCGTCGGTCGCAGCAACAGCGCATTGCGGCGCAAATTGCGCCGGATGGCACGCCCTTTGCCGCGCGAAAGCGACAAACCGAATCATTACGCGATAAGCGCGGCGCCATTCGCCGCCGTAAAGGGAACATGTTCGTTAAGTTACGCACGACGCGGTGGCTGAAGACCAACGTCACCAACGAGGGCGCCGACGTCGGCTTCTTTGGACGTGTCGCACGACTGGCGCGTGTGCATCAGGAAGGTGGCATGGACTTCGTCGCTCCTGGCGGCCCACTCGTTCGATATGCTCAACGCCCGCTGATTGGCTTTACTTCAGCCGATCGAGAAACGCTCCGCGAGCATCTTCTCCAATACTTGCAATCCTGACGACTTCCACAGGCATCGCCCGTTTGTTATCAATTGAAAGTGGCGTCGCAATGTCTACCATGCGTCGAAATCAGGCATTAAATGCCCGCACCTTCTTCATCCAGAAAATGGAACTTTCCCCCTTTGGATTTCTCCCAGTACGCAACTTCGACACCCAACGTTTTCATCGTGAGCTCTAGCGCTTGCAAGGCATCAATGCCATGCATCCCGAAGGATTTTTTTGCTGATTCAGTGCGAAGCTCATACGGGCAAAACCAAGTATCTTCATCGACCTTTATCGGCAATCCGACGCGCAATGCAGCAGTTTCTCGCTCGCCTGTGTTTCTAACAAAGACCATGGTACGTTCTGCGATGACTTGCGATATTTCAATTCTATCAGACACGTATGGTTACTCCTTTGCGGCTCACGCAAGCTAAATTGCCTTGGCCTGCCTTGGATCGAAAGCGGCCACATGAATCCTAGCGCGGACATGATCCATGGCTATACGAACCGAACCAAAGCGCATGGGCCGCTGCGAACTCTTCCTTTGTCGACAACACGGAATCGTGATCTAAGCGTGTTTCCAAGAGATGCTGCAAAAATAAGGCAGTTGCGCGCCTCTGAGGCTCGTTACAGTAGTTGAGAAGCGCGTTATCAACACCGTCATATGTCAGGTGGAAAATAAGTACATCCCCATACCACCCATACCTATAGGTTGGCTCGCTAAGCGAAAGCCGCGCCAGCGATGGCATGTAATAGGCAATACCTTCCGGTGTAGAGAAGGCAAGAGGTTCCCAACCTATATTTCCTACGTCGCCGATTGCGAGGGTTTCACGTGTACGCAGTCTCAATAGCGCATCGTGCTCCGCGCACTCCTCGCAGTGCCTGAAGTTTGTAAAGTGAACCGGCTTGAGCACAGGCTTGAAGGCTTCATCTATTGCAGCCAAAACTTCTAGATCGTCCATAATTATCGCTGACTCTTCGCTTTTTCATCGCTCGATATGCCGTTCGAGTGAAACGGCCGCCTAGGGATCAGGCGGACAATTTGTACGCTCCATCTCGATCTTCAGGACTGGACTTCGCATCCCCAGCCGTCGTTCCTGCCTCCAAGGATCTCGGCTTCCTTCGCCAAAAGATTCTCATATCCAGAAACGTTTTCGTGTGTGGGCTCCATGAAAGGATGAGCGAACACCTGCCACGGCAATTCGTCGTGCTCTTCGTACTCGGAGAAAGACACTTTCTGTCCGCTTTTTAGAAGGCGTAAAGCGAATTTCAGAGCTGCTTCTTCAGTGGGAAAAATGACGGCAAAATCTATCTCACGCGGCACGGAAAGATTGTCGCCTTGTTCAGCCATTTGCCGTAGCACCTGACCGTTCTCATCATCAGGAAAATCTGTTTCCCTGTTCATTGCATCCCCTTTGCCTTGCCGGTTATTTGACTGACCTTAAGTATGCCCGCTGCTGGCCCTAAACAGGCTTCTCAACCATATGGCGGACAACGCCTGCCAGCCGATTTGGCTAGCGACGGGCGCTGGACCCCCTGTTGAAAAGCCAGAAAACGCCAGAAGGCCTATCACATCATATTCACAGAGAGCTTACATCAGACGACGCAGGATCACGCGCGGAAACACGTGCAAGACCAACGTCTCCACCCTTGCGGCGGGGACTCACGACGGAAGGGGTCTTTATGGAAACAGACACGTTTTTTCATGTGGTTGAAGACCTGGTGAAAAGCAACGCGGATTACTCCGAAACCACCGGTCACCGCATCATCTCCCTCCACCGCCTTCGCGTGATCTACAAGCAAAGGACGGGCACATGGCCTTTGAAGTTGCTATCGCTTCAAGACGCGGTGGAAGAAGGGGTGCGCAAGGGGTACTGGGAAATGGACTACGACGAGGAAACCGACATGGACATCATCGTCCTCTGTTAAACCATCGATTCGACACGTAGCACGCGCATCATGGCGCGTTCTGGACCATAGGGTACAGAACACGCCTTAGCTGCGCGCGCGCATCCATGCCCGCAGCATGTCGGGCATGTCCGATGACGCCCCGCGCCAACTCGCCAACCTGATCCGCTTCGGCACGGTCCAAACTGTGGCCGGCAAGCGTGTGCAGGTCAAGATCGGAGGATTGCTCACGCGTCCCCTGCCGTGGGTGTCTTCGCGTGCTGGCCAAACAAAGTCCTGGTCATCGCCGACCGTCGGCGAGCAGGTCGTTGTGCTCTCGCCCAACGGTGACCTGGGCGCAGGTGTCGTCATCGGCAGCATTTTTTGCGATGCCTACGACGTCCCCGATGAAGCCAACGCCAACACCGTGCTGATGGCGTTCGGCGACGGTGCTGTCGTGTTGTATGACCAGGCCGCGCACCTGCTCAAGGGAACGCTGCCCGCGACCGGTCGCGTGGAAATCATCGCACCCGGCGGCTTCACTTTCACAGGCGATGTGGACATCAACGGCCAACTCAGCGTGTCCCAAGCGGCGACGTTCGAACAAACCCTCCACGCTAGCCAGGCGATCACCAGCGACACCGACGTCAAAGCCAGCAACATCAGTCTGAAAAACCATCCGCACGACAAAGTGCAGCCGGGCAACGGTATCAGCGGAAAACCGATGCCATGATGGGCATGGACGCACGCACCGGCAAAGCGTTGAGCGGCGATGCGCATTTGGCGCAGTCGATCGCCGACATCCTCGCCACACCCGTCGGCACGCGCCTCATGCGCCGTGATTACGGCAGCCGCGTACCCGACCTTATCGATGCGCCGGCCAACGCCGCCACACGCGTACAGCTCTATGCCGCAACCGCCACCGCGCTCATGCGCTGGGAACCGCGCATCACGCTGAAGCGCGTCACGCTGTCCGCCGCCAATGCGCTCACCGGCCGCTGGGTGCTTGACCTGGTGGGCACGCGCACCGATACGGGCACGCCGGTGGATCTGTCGGTGCCGGTCGCGCTGCCTGGAGCGCAGCCGTGACCGATGCGATCCAACTTAATCAGCTTCCATTGCCGGACGTCGTCGAAGCGCTCGACTACGAAGCGCTCCTCGCCACGGCAGAACGCCGCATGGCGCAGCTGTGGCCGGCCTACACCGCCACGGTGGAATCGGACCCGATCCGCAAAAGCCTGCAGGTGCTGGCGTACATCGTGCTGCAGGAACGCCAGAAGAAGAACGACGACGCGCGCGCGTGCTTTTTGCCAACCGCGCGCGGTAAGGACCTCGACAACTGGGCCGCCAGCCTGGGCGTGAAACGCCTGCTCATCAGCCCGGCCATTCCTGAAAAGGCCATCGAGGCGGTCTACGAGTCCGACGACGATCTCTTGTATCGCTGCCAGCTTGCACCTACCGGTTACTCGACCGCCGGCCCGGCCGACGCCTACGAATTCCTGGCACGCAGCGCGTCCGGCCAGGTGCTTGATGCCAAGGTGACGAGCCCTGAGCCCGGCACGGTGGTGGTGTCGGTCATGGCGCGCGACGGTGACGGCACGCCCTCCCCCGAGTTGCTGCAAACCGTCACCGACTACATCACGGTGAAAGCGCGGCGCCTGCTGACCGACAAGGTGATCGTGCAGGCGGTGACCATCCGTCCTTTCAGCGTGTCGGCACGGCTGGCGTTCTTCGCAGGTCCGGATGCCGACGTTGTGCTGACAACCGCGAAGGACAGCCTAGCCAAGTACCTGGCCGAATCGCGCCGGATCGGCCGCAACATCACCTTGTCCGGCCTGTATGCCGCGCTCAAGGTGCCCGGTGTCGAAGACGTGCTCGACCTCATGCCGAACGCCACGTTCGCGGTAAGCGATACGGAGGCCGCCTTCTGCACGAGCGTGGTGATCACGCCCGGGGGCGTCGGTGAATAGTTTGCTGCCGCCCAATGCCACGCCCATGGAGCGCGCCTTCGTCCAGGTCTGCGTGGAACTGCTCAGCTTCGCCACGCCGCTGGCGACGCTCGCCAATCCCGACACCATCCCCGCGACGTTTCTGCCATGGCTGGCCTGGTCGCTCGGCGTGCGCAGTTGGAAGCCGTACTGGTCGGAGGCGATCAAGCGTTCGCGCGTGCGCCATGCCCTCGCCATCGCGCGGCAGCAAGGCACCGCGCAATCGGTGGAGGATGTCGTCGCCTCGTTCGGCGGCCATGTCGTGGTGCGGCCGTGGTTCGAACAGGAACCCGAAGGCGAACCGTTTACGTTCCAGCTCACGCTGACCCTGACGGACAGCGCGACACAGGACACCTCCGCGGCGTTCGTCGACGACGTGATCGCCGAAGTCAGCCGCACGAAATCCGCGCGCGACCACTTCACCTTCACCCAAGGGCTCAACGCCCGCGCGAGCGTGGGTGTCATCCCCGCCGTTCGTGCAATGGCCTATGCCCATCTTCAATTTGCAGGAGCCGCCTGACGTGGGTGCACTGATCCTTTCCGTCACCGACGCCGGCCTCGCCGCGCTGCGCAATGCCCAAGGCGATGGCACCAATGCCGTGCGTGTCGCTTACGCCACCGTCACGGCCAGCGCGTTCACGCCCGGCCAAGCCGTCCCCGACGAAATCAAACGCATCACCGCGATCGCCGGCGGCGCTACCGCGGCCGACACGATCCACGTCACGATCAGCGATGCAAGCAAGGACGTCTACACCGTGCGCGGCTTCGGCTTTTATCTCGCAGACGGCACGCTGTTCGCGTCCTACGGCCAGACGGATGTGATCGTGGAAAAATCCGCCGGCGCCGTGATGATGCTGGCCTGCGATGTGCAGTTCACCACGGTGTCAGCGAGTCAAATCGTGTTCGGCGATACCACGTTCGTGAATCCCGCGGCGACTCCGGACACGCTCGGCGTGGTGAAGCTCGCCACGGACGAGGACGCCAAGGCCGGGCGCGATACGCAAAAAGCACTTGTGCCGGCCAATCTGCTGGCTACGCTCAATGCGCGCTTCGGCGCGGGCGCACCCACCGAGTTCACCAAGCGCTTGTTGGCGATCGCCACCGGCGCGGACTTCCTCACCGCTATCGGCCCCACGTTCCCGCCGGCCAAGCATACGCACGTAATGGACGACATCACCGGCCTGGTCGCCCTGCTTGCCGCCAAGCTCGATGCACGCGCGCGCTACGTGCCGGGCCAAATTATCGTAACAGCGGGCAAGCAAGCACCGCCCTACACCCTGCTGTGCAACGGCGCTGCGATCTCGCGCGCGCAGTATGCAGAGCTGTTCGCCGCCATCGGCACCACCTACGGCGCAGGCGATGGCGTGACCACCTTCAACCTGCCCAATCTCGGCGAAGGCACGGTCATCAAAGCCACGGTCGATGCGACCAAGGTCGGCACGTACAGCGCGGGCGCGCTGCTGACGCATACCCACGGCGCGACGGCCGCAGCCGGCGGCGATCACGGCCACAGCGTGAGCCTGACCGCCGGTGGCGGCCATAGCCACGGCGCGAGCGCCAGCGGCGTGGGCGACCACGCGCACGCCGCATGGACCGATGGCCAAGGCAATCACGCGCACAGCGGCTCGACCGATGCGCAAGGCCAGCACTCGCACGTCACGCTCAACAGCCTCTTCGGTGATGGCACCGGCTCCAACTACGTCGGCGGTGGCGGTCCCGCCTTTCGCAACATGCAGCGGCAGACCAACGACGCCGGCAACCACGCGCAC